GGCACAGGAAGCCCCGCTACATACTAGTTATTGGCGGGGCTTTATATTTTTACAATTTCGAAATATATTATTTTTTTTAATTTTGGAAAAGAATAATGACAGTAGAAAATAGAATTGAAGAGGCTAGAAGGAACTATAGCGAAAAATATGGTACTGAACCTGAATTTGTTTTAATAGAAGCAGATGCGGCCTCATTCATTCATGGTAAACGTTTTAATGGTGGGGATATGGCTAATAAAGATTATACTTTAAAAGCTGTAAATCAACTCAGTGGTTGTATACCTATTTTAGTTCCCAAATATGGTCATGAATTTAAGTTATTTGAAGAAAAAGATCTTCTTCAAGCAATAGAGCAATTTAATCAAGGTAATATTGAAAATAGATGTGTAAAGATTAAAAAAGAAGTACCTACAGCTTGGCTTGATTCTCCCCTAAAAAGATCAATAGCTAATTATAGGCTTGAAGTTGTTGAGATTCCTGTTTCATATGTAGATGCTTTTATGACGTATAAGGAATCGAAGTCTAGTTAATTATAAGCCTCCGAAAAGGAGGTTTTTTTATTTCTGGAGTAATTATGAAAAACGAAGTTGGCTTTCATGTTCCTGTTCGTCCAATGCCTCCAGAATGGCTTTTTGAAATGGATACACCAAACTTTGCACCAGCTCCAGAAATATGGGAATGGATTAAACAAGTATTTCTAGATCCAAAATCGAAATTATTTAATCCTGATCACATGCACTTACGTTCATTTCGATATCCCGATATTGCTGTGATGTGGGCTAGATCTGGCTTTAAAAAGCAGGGACGTCAGGTTATCGGTACTACTGAAAAAGTCATGATCAATGCTGGTGGTTGGAAGAAAGAACGACAAGAAGAACAATACATCCAGTGGTTCAATTATTTACCTGAATACTTAATTACTTTTGATGCTTCATATTCACGTATAGCAAGTGATGTGAACTTTTGTGCTTTGGTTGAACACGAGCTTTATCACATTGCACATAAGAAGGACCAATACGGAACACCAGCATATAACAGAGAAACTGGTATGCCTAAGTTAGCTATTCAAGGTCACGATGTTGAAGAATTTACAGGTGTTGTTCGCCGATATGGAGCAACTGAGGATGTTAAACGAATGGTCGAAGCAGCTAATAAAAGGCCTCAGCTCACACGTGCTGATGTTCATTACGCTTGTGGCACTTGTAACTTAAAGGTGGTTTAAATTTTTTTTGCCACTCTACTTGGACGTACTTGGACGGATAGAGATAAATGGCAAGGCTTAATAAACGGGTGAAACTCTATATAGTACGGTCACTTGCTACCTATGAGACACCTAGTGAAACAGCAAGAGGCGTCCAAGAAGAATTTGGTATCACCGTAACCAAACAGCAATGTGAAGCATACGACCCAACAAAGAAAACAGGGCAGGACTTAAGCGAAGAATTTAAAACTGAGTTCTACAGAGTGCGCAAGGAAATGAACGACAACCTTAGCGCAATCCCAATCGCAAATATTGCCTACCGCCTCAAGCGTCTACAACGGTTCATCGATCATGAACAATTCAAAGAAAACCCAGTCATTGTGCCGAGCCTTTTAGAGCAGGCAGCTAAAGAGGTTGGTGGACTTTATACCAATCGAAAAGAAATTACAGGCAAAGACGGCGGTCCAGTCCAAACAGTTAATTCAGAAATTCCAGTTCCAATGGAAGATTACTTAAAAGCGCGGAGGGAAGTCTTAGATGAGTACTGATGCGGCTCGGGATAAAGCCATCCGGATCGAGGCGCAAGAAGATTTATATTTCTTCACAAGGTACATGTTTAAGGAGCGCCGTGGTTATAAATGGATGCAGAACTGGCACCACTTAGAAATCTGCGAAGCTTTAATGAAAGTTTATCGCGGAGAGATAAAGCGGTTAATTATTAACGTTCCACCACGATATTCTAAAACTGAAATTGCTGTAATTAATTTCATGGCTTGGTGTTTTGGTAAGAATCCAGACTGTGAGTTTATTCATATCAGTTACTCGGCAATGCTTGCCGCAAACAATGCCTTCCAAATACGAACTCTTGTGCAAGAAGAGGCGTATAGGAAAGTCTTTCCTGAGCTTACATTGCGTGATGATAGTAAGGCTAAAGACTTCTGGAGAACTTCTCAAGGCGGGGTCTGCTATGCAACTGGTACAGGCGGTACGATTACCGGTTTTGGTGCGGGAAAACTTCGTAAAGGCTTTGGTGGCTGCATTATTATTGATGACCCACATAAAGCACATGAAGCTTCATCAAAAACTATTCGAGAAGGGGTAATTGATTGGTTCCAAAACACCCTTGAGTCGCGTACTAACTCACCAGATACACCGATTATCGTCATCATGCAGCGTCTACATGAAGATGATTTGGCTGGATGGTTGCTAGGTGATAGAAAAGACGGCGTTCCTGTAGCTGGTGGTAATGGTGAAGTGTGGGAGCATCTATGTCTTTCTGCTATTCAGGAAGACGGTTCGGCACTATGGCCAGCAAAACACAATATTCAAAAATTGAGGCAAATGGAGCAAGCTGCGCCGTATGTTTTTGCCGGGCAATATCGACAAATGCCATCACCGCCAGCAGGCGGTTTTTTTAAGCCCGACAATATTCAAATTGTTGATGCTTTGCCTGCAGATGTATTGAAACAAGTTAGGGCTTGGGACTTCGGGGCAACCGAAAATGAAGGCGACTTTACAGTAGGTGTGCGAGAAGCTCTAGGCGCAGATGGTTTTACTTACATTGTCGATGTTACAAGAGGACAGCTTGGTCCAGACAATGTGAATAAGCGTTTAGAACAAACAGCAAAAATAGATGGGAAAAAAGTTTCTGTGCGTCTACCACAAGATCCTGGTCAAGCTGGTAAATCGCAAGCTAGTTCATTTGTGAAGCTTCTTGCGGGTTATAGCGTGATAGCTAAGCCAATTTCAGGTGACAAGCTTACACGGGCACAACCCTTTGCGGCCCAAGTTAACGTAGGAAATGTACGAATGCTCAAAGGTGAATGGAATAAGGACTTTATTGATGAGCTTCGTCACTTTCCTAACGGTACACATGATGACCAAGTGGATGCAGCCTCTGATGCGTTTAATGAATTACATGAAGGTTTTGAAGCCTTCTTTGCTGATATGGGATTTGCACGATGAGTGATGTAACTTTTCAACATCCTGAATATGTTAAAAACTTGCCATACTGGCAAAAACTTGATGATGTTTGTGAAGGTGAAGATGCAGTTAAGGCTAAAGGTGAAAAATATTTGCCGATGCCAAATGCTCATGATAAATCACCTGCAAATAAAAGCGCTTATGAGGCTTATCGTACCCGTGCAGTCTTTTATGAAGTTACTGGTACTACCTCAAATAGTTTGGTTGGAGCAGCTTTTGCAACTGATCCAAGTTTTAAATTTCCTCCAGAACTTGCACATTTAGAACGTAATGCGAATGGAGCAGGCCTTAGTACTTATCAACTGGCTCAAAATGGTATTCGCCATTTATTAAAACATTATCGTTGCGCTTTATACGTAGATTACCCGGATGTATTACCAGCTCGTAATCTAGCGGAATTTAAAGCACAAAAAGCCTATCCGATGATTCATTTGCTCAATGCCCTTGATGTAGTGAATTGGGATTCAGTAATGGTCGATAACCAAAAAAAACTTTGTCTCGTGGTTATCCGTGAATTTAGGTCTGAGCGCGGTGCTGATGGCTTTAGTAAAACCGAACAAGAGCAATATCGTGTACTTCGTTTAGAGCAAGAGGGTAATGGGGAATATATCTATTCAGTACAGGTATACACAAAGGGAGAAAAGAGCAATTGGCTTGGTGGAGAGAAGAAATTTCCAACGGATTATAATGGTAATTTTTGGACTTATATTCCATTTACCTTTGTAGGAGCCAATGATAATTCTGAAGAGATTAAGAAGCCGCCATTACTTCCTTTGGCCAATCTCAATTTAGCCCATTATCGTGACAGTGCGGACTTTCAAGAGTCCGTTTTTTTTATGGGTCAACCTCAATACTATGCGAAAGGTGTTAATTGGGAGTGGTATGACCAAGCGAAGAAACGAGGCATCTATATTGGCGCGAAAGTTCTTTTGCCTTTACCTGAAAATGGTGGATTAGGAATTGTTCAAGCCGACCCTAATACTCTTGCCCGGGAAGCGATGAAAGATAAGTGGGAAAAAATGAAGGAGATGGGGGCGCGTTTAATTGAGAAGGGTACTGCGGGTAAAAAGACCGCCACCGAAGCGAATAGCGATGACGCCGTTCAGCATTCAGTTCTTTCGCTCTGTGTAGTCAATATGAATGAAGCCTTGTCAGCAGCATTACGATGGGCAGCAAAGTTTGTAATGCCAGATGTTGATGTTCTCTCTAAGGACGAATTGGTATTTGAAATTAGTCAGGAATTTAACAAGCAAGGTTATTTAGCTGAGTTAGCTAGACAGTTATTTGAAGCAGCTTTACAAGGCCGATCTTCATTTAAATCATGGTGGGAATACAACCAAACAGGTATGTTCCCTAAACAAAAATATGAAGAAGAGCTACAGAATGTTGAAGCAGAGCAAGATGGAACTTTAAATCAAAGGTAGAGTGAGATGGCAACAGATATCAAAAAACTATTTGAAGCACTCACTCAGCACCAGGCCTACCTTTATCGTGCTTCATCGAAAACGGTAAATGAGCTATTGGCTTTATTCAATGATGATACGAGCAAGATGCTTTCTAAGCTTCGGGATTTATTGGATGAGCTTAATGAGTCGGAGAAAGTTGCTTTAGCTGGTGGTAAATATACAACTTCGAACTTAAGGGAAATTAGGGATTTGATTTCCCAATGGTTTGCCAGTGTTAATTTAGCATTACCTGAAGCTTTTGCCGTTTCTGCTACGGCGCTGGCTGTTTATGAGGCTAATTACGTAGCCAAGCTCTATGGAGCAAAAATTAATAAGCCTGACGGGGAAAAACTATTTTTATCCGCCAAAAAAGCTCCGTTGGCAGGTGGCGCTCTTGTCGATGATCTGCTTTCAAGAATTGCTGAAAGCGCCCGTCAAAAGGTTGAGTATGCAATTCGAGATGGTATTAATTCAGGCAAAACTAACCAAGAAATTGTTCAGCGCATTCGTGGTACCAAACGGCTGAATTATGAGGATGGCATTTTAAACGGTACCAAGACGGATATTGAACGTACCGTAAGAACTGTACGGAGCCATGTAGCCAATCAAGCCTATCTAAATAGCTTCAACCAAATTGGCTTTGAATATGTCCGATTTGTTAGCGTTTTAGATGGCCGAACTTCTAAGCTTTGCGCTTCATTAGATGGTTCAGTGTGGGCGATTAATGATCCTGCAAAGCGTGTACCGCCGTTACATCCTAATTGCCGCAGCATTCTCGTACCAGTTGAGAAGGACGGGGAGCTAGTTGGAGAACGCCCGTATGTGATGGATGAGCGAAGAGTGAAGGACATTCCAAAAGATGAGCGAAGCCAATTAATAGGGCAGCTAGATGCCAACACTACATTTAAAGAGTTCTTCAAAAAGACAGATGACTTCTTCCAAAAAGAGTGGCTAGGGCCGAAGCGTTACAAGCTCTATAAGGAAGGAAAATTTGATTTTGATAAGTTCTTCGATCCTGAGGGGCGGTTATACACATTGGACCAACTTCGAAAGTTGGATGAGCAGACATTTAAGGAGTTGGGATTGTGAAAAAAGTAACTATGACTCAAGCACAATACATCCTAAGTACAAATCTTATTGTTGTGCCATTTGTAAGGAGGTTGATTCCAAGATATATAGCTATTTTAGGATATAACTTTAAACAGCCCAAAGCACAGATTCCGCATTAAACCTAATTCAAACCATAGCACCATCGGGTGCTTTTTTTGTGAGAAGAAAATGCCAAGCCCTATTATCCAATATTTCCAATATGAACATTTACCTGAACATTTGCAGCAAGTTAGTAAGCCAATTGGTGATTTAGCTCGGCAAATGGATGAGCAACTTCCTGACGGGCCTGAAAAATCCACAGGATTAAGAAAGCTACTTGAAGCAAAAGATGCATTTGTACGCCAAGCTTTAAGTAAATAATCATTTATAGAAATGAAGCGTCCTAAAGGGCGCTTTTTTATTGCCTGCCGAAAGCGGATGCCAACGGCGAATCCGGGCGGATGCCCATTTTGTATATATAGGTTGGATGACCAATGAAACTTAAAACAGTAACAATCGACGGTAAAGTTTATGCGGAAGTAGACGGCGATAAGCCGATCTATATTCATGATGACGGCAAAGAAATGCCACATGATGCACCACACTCGGTAGCAACAATTGCACGCTTAAACAATGAAGCTAAAACACAACGTGAAGCCAAAGAAGCAGCCGAAAAAGCATTAAAAGCTTTTGAAGGAATTGAAGACCCAGCGGCAGCTAAAAAGGCATTACAAACAATCCAAAATCTCGACGATAAAAAGCTGGTGGATGCCGGTGAAGTTGAGAAAGTTAAAGCTGAAGCTATCAAAGCAGTTGAAGAAAAATATGCTCCGATTGTTGAGCAACGTGATGCTCTAGAAGCCTCTTTACATAAAGAACTTATCGGCGGTGGTTTTGCTCGTTCTAAGTACATTCAAGACAACATTGCAGTACCTGTGGATATGGTGCAAGCGACCTTTGGTCATCACTTCAAAATCGAAGAGGGCAAAGTGGTTGCATACGATCAGAACGGTGAAAAGATTTATTCACGTGTACGTCCCGGTGAACTTGCAAATGTTGATGAAGCTTTAGAGTCATTGGTTGGTGGATACCAGCATAAAGACTTAATTCTTAAAGGTGGTAAAGGAACTGGTGGCGGTTTTCAAGGTGGGGGCAAAGGTAGAGCGCCTGCAGGAATGAAACGCAGTGAAATGTCTGTTTCTCAGAAAGCAGAATACATCAAAGAACATGGCAATGATGCCTTCCTAAAACTACCGAACTAATCATTATATATTTGGAGATAAGTAGTTATGACTACAACAGTTAATTCCGACATGATCATCTACAACCAACTGGCTCAAACTGCTTATTTAGAGCGTTTACAGGACAATTTGAATGTCTTTAATGAAGCTTCCAATGGTGCGATTATTTATCGTAATGAAATCATTCAAGGTGACTTCAATAAAAATGCATTCTACAAAGTTGGTGGTAGCATTAAACATCGCGATGTGAACTCCAATGCAAAAGTAACTCCGGAAAAAATCGGTGCTGGTGAGTCGGTAGGTGTAAAAATTCCATATAAATATGGTCCTTATGCATCTACTGAAGAGGCATTTAAACGCCGTGCTCGTACACCAGAAGAATTTGCTATGGTTGTTGGTTACGATCTTGCAGATGCATTGGTTGCAGGACGTTTAGAGTACAGCTTAGCTTCTTTAAAAGCTGCTATTTCTAGCAATCCCGACATGGTTGCGAAAGGGAGTATCGTTGTTGATGGCCGCAAAGCATTAACTCGTGGTATGCGAAAGTTTGGTGATAAGTTTGGCCGTATTGGTTTATGGGTGATGAACTCAGATACATATTTCGATATTGTCGATGATGCAATCACTAAGCAAATTTATGGTGAATCTGAAATCGTTATCTATGGAGGTTTACCCGGTACATTAGGTAAGCCAGTCTTGGTGACTGATGCTGTAGGGGATAACGATGCTTTTGGCTTGCAGTATGGCGCTGTTACTGTAACTGAATCACAAGTACCGGGCTTCCGAGCTTATGACATCAATGATGAAGAAAACTTAGCAATCGGTATGCGTGCTGAAGGTGCATTTAACTTAGATATTCTTGGTTATAGTTGGGATACATCGAAAGGTGAAAATCCTGACCTTACATTACTTGGTTCAAGTGCTAACTGGATCAAATATGCGACCAGCAACAAAATGACAGCAGGTACCTTACTTGATTTATCGGGTACAGCGACAACTGGTTAAAACCTAAAAATTAAAATCTAAGGGGGCTAATAAGCCCTCTTTTTTATTATTAAGAGAAAAGCGCCATGAAGATTATCTATACACGTATTGCAGCAGTGGCTGCATTAGAGACGGGCATTATTGCTAACCCTGACTATTATGAAAACCCAAATTTGAAAGCAAAAGAGGTAATTATTTACGGTAATTATCCAAAGATTCAAAAGGATTATGAATCTTTGGAAGTTCCAGTTGAAGTTCGTAAGTTGGAAGAGCCACAAAAAACGACTTTGGCCACAGTAAATGTCGCAGTGGGAATTACCCCTGAACTTCAAGCTGTGATGGATGATGCAAAAGCTGAATGCGAAAAGGTAGTTGAAGAAAACACTCAGCTTAAGCAGAAAATTGCCATCTTAGAGCAGGCCGGTGGTAACCAATCAGAGTTGTTATCTGAGAATTCACGCTTAAAAGATGCAGCAGTCTTAGCAGATAAAGCTCTCAAAGATGCTGAAGCTCAAGTTGTCGGTATTAAAGCTGAATTTGAAGCTTTTAAAAACGATATTCCTGCAATGCAAACACGTATTGCTGAATTAGAAGCTGGAAAAGCGGAAGAAAATCCAGCTACAGAAACGGCAGCTAATGATTTTGAAAATTGGTCAAATGATCAATTAAAAGAGTATTTGGCTAGTAAAAACATTGGCTACAAGCCATCTGCAACAAAAGCAGAACTCCTTAAATTAATCCCGAAGGAATAATGCAATGAGCTTTATTACTGTAGATGACGCAAATTCAATTTTGGGCAGCGATTTTGCACCAGACAGTGATAAAGCTCGTCTGGTTCAACTGGCAAATGTCTGGATGAAAAAACGGATTGGTTTTGTACCAGATCCAATTGATCCACTTCTTAAAGATGCTTCGTGTGAAATTATCAAAGGAATTCTGGCCAAGGAAATTTATAACGGCAAAGACCAGCAGCTGAAGCGCAAGAAAGTTAAAGCTGATTCTGTTGAATCTGAAAAAGAATACCAAGACGGATCTGAAGCAATTTCAAGCTTTGAACAGATAGCAATTGATTTTATTGATTCACTTGATTTGAAAGATCCAAATGCAAGTTTTAATGGCTTTGGCATACCACTTTATAGGGCATGATATGGGCTTACGTGACGAAATTCAGGCAGATATTGCCGAAGCATTTAATGAAGATCTAGCGGACGCCGTTCATACCTTTACATGTGAGCGGATTTCAAGAAAAGATTGGGATCCTAAAACTGAAACGTATGTCGAAGTTAAAGAAAACTATTCTGGTCGTGGCGTTCTGTTTGGCTCATACAGTCAATATGAGATCCAAACACTTGGAGTTCTGGCCACAGATAAGAAGGCTACCGTGCTTCAAAATGAAGTGTCCATGACACCTAAAATTGATGATGAATGGCTAACAGCTTTAGGCTCATTTCGAGTTATCCATATTCAACAAGATCCAGCCAGTACAATCTGGAAATGTCAGCTTCGAAAAGTGTAGGAGCTAAAATGGTTAATCTTGATTATGTTCCTGAATGGTATATCTCGCCTTTCCAACATGTGCAGTACACGCTTGCTCGAAATCAACTACACATGGATTTGTTATTTGAAGATATGGATAAAGCCGATCAATTTTTGGATATGGGAGCGGATGCACAGGTTAGTACTTTTTCAGATGGTGCTTATGCAATTGTCCAAATCGGTGATACTGCAGATAAAGATAAAATTCAAGTTTATGGATTGCTTTTACATGAAGCTGTTCATATCTGGCAAATAGTAAAACGGAGAATGGGTGAGCGTGAGCCTAGTGTGGAATTTGAAGCTTATTCAATTCAGGCAATCGCTCAAGACCTATTTGAAATGTTCGAAGCTAGTGAGGTAAATCATGGGATGGAAGGGGAAAAAGCCGACTAGTTTTAGTCTTGAAGTATCTAAAGCAGCAGAAGACCATGTAAAGAATATTGTCATGGATACCGTGCAATCCTTAGTTAATTTAAGTCCTGTTGATACTGGCGCATACCGTGCTTCACATATTGTTTCGGTTGGAGCCGCTGATTACGGTGTGCGTGAACCTGAAACAAACCCTATTAACGACGCAGCGATTCAGGCAATGAAGATTAAGTTAGGTAATTTGGTTTATATCCAGAACAATAAAGCTTATGGACCGCGCTTAGAAAACGGCTGGTCTGATCAAGCACCACAAGGTATTTATGGCCTCACGTTTAACTTTATTTCTCAAAAGTACGGTGGCTAAAATGGCAATGACTTTAGAGCAGACAAGGCAAGCTATTATTGAGCACATGCAAGCTTTCACAGGCATTGCTCAGGAAAGAATTCAGTATCCAAATGCACCCAGCTTTACGGTTCCAAAAGAAGGTATATGGTGCCGTTTGACTATTGCAGGCGGCCCGAGCTTTATTTCAGGCATTGCAGATAAGCCATGTACACGCCGTACCGGTAATATCATGATTCAATGCTTTGATCGACTTCATGTGGGAGAAAAAGCTTTAACGGTTCTTGGTGATGCTTTGCTGGCACATTTTGAATATTTCACAATCGAACACTTAGAATGTTTGAATGGACAATCTATTTATGCGGGTAAAGATGCTGATTTCATTCAGTATAATGTGAGCATTGGGTTTAAGGTGAATTGATATGTCATGTATGCTGACTTTAGAAGAAATCGAAATTAAACGGCAAGAGCTGGAACGACATCTTGAAGATGTTATGGCTGTTGAACTGAAGAAGTGGCAAAGCGAAAATAAGCTTTGTGTTTCCGATGTGAATATACGTTTGGCCAATGTGAATAGTCTTGGTGGAACTAAACATAATGTAGTTACTGGAGTAAGTGTTGATTTAGATTACAAACCTTAAATTACTTTAATTAAATGACCGCTAAGAAGCGGTTTTTTTATGCCTTATT